TTAAAAGATCACCTACACCCCATCCTTTAGGTTTTACACTAAAGTGTGGTAATGGAATATGTGGCCAAGAAATCTTAAAATTGAAGAATCCTTTGATTGCATCAATAATTCCTTTAACAATATTTTTAGCGGTTGTTAATGGTGATGTTATAGCAGTTTTAATTCCGTTCCATACGGTAGTAGCAATTGATTTAATACCGTTAAAAACAGATGAAATACTTGATTTGATGCCATTAAAAATACCTTCAACACTTAATTTAATTCCACTAGCAAATGAATGAATAATACTCTTAATTCCACTCCATACACTTGTAGCAATAGCTTTGATTCCTTCAAAGATACCTGAAACGCCGGATTTCATATTGTTGAAAACTAAACTTACATTTGTGAAAATTTGTTCAACAAAATGAACAATGGCATTTTTAACAGAACCCCAAATATTAGAGGCACTATCAAATATTCCTTTAAATACATTTTCAATCGCCGTCTTGATACTGTTAAATTTTTCTGTGACTCCCGTTTTTAAAGACTCAAAAATATTTCCAATTCCATCTTTGATACCAGTAATCAAATTCTTACCTAAATTCCACCAGTTAATAGCATTCCACACTTCAAATATCGCTTCAATAATCAATCCAAAATTGTCAATTAGAGTTGGAATGGCTGAAATAATACCTTTTGCTAGAGTAATGAGTATTTGCACTCCTGTAGCCAAGATTTTAGGTGCATTATCATTAATAATTCCCGCAATGTTTATAACAATTTGTGGAATATTTTCAATTAATGCTGGCAGTCCATCAGCGATACCCTGTGCCAATTGAACGAGTAAATTTAACCCTGCATCAACGAGCTTTCCTGCATTTTCTCTTAAAGTTGCGGAAAATTGAGTAATCATAGGTAATGCATTATTGATCAATGTTGTAACATTTCCTGAAAGTCCTTTAGAAATATTAGTAATAAAATCTAATCCTAATTGAAATCCAGTATTTCCTAATGTTCCTAATACTTGTGGCAATGCTTTTAAAACATTTCCAATGGCCGGTAATAAATTTCCGATTAAATAAGTCTTCGTAGTTTCTATTAGATTATCAAGCTGTGGTTTAATATCATTTCCTAAAGCCCAGTTTCCTAGTAAATCTTGTGCAGCTGCTTTCATTGAATTAAATGAACCTTCGAGAGTGGTTGCAGCTTCTTTAGCAGTTGTACCTGTAATATCTAAATGTTTTTGCATGACGCTGATTGCATTAACAATATTTCCAAAAGAAAGATCTCCATCTTTAACTGTTAAATTCAATTCACTCTGTACATCCTTCATTTTAGAGGCATCCGTAATCAGTCGCTGCATTTCCTCTTTTGTACCACCATATCCAAGCTTTAAGTTATCAAGCATTGTATAGTTTTGTTTTGAAAATCCTTGATAGGCATTTTGAATATCTTCCATAGCCGTACCCATTTTATTTGAGTTATCAGCCATATCAGTCATTGCCCTGTTTGCATACTCTGCAGCCTTTGCGGTATCTCCGTGAAGCGAGGAAATCAATGAAGCAGCAAATGAAGTCGATTGTTGCATATATTGGTTTGCAGAAATTCCTGCGGTTCTATATGCTTGACTGGCATATTGTTTCATTTTATCGGAACTATCTTTAAATAAGGTTTCAATCCCACCAATCGACTGTTCTAATTCTCCACCTTCACTAACTGCACTTTTAATAACACTTGTAAGTGCTGCTCCAATTCCAGCTGCAACAATTGCATTTTTAATTCTAGAGGCAATTGAAGTCCCTGCTTCATTTCCTGCACTAGCAGCCTCACCACCAAGAACTTCACTTATTGATCCTTGGATTCCATTTGCGGAAGGTACAATCTGCACATACGCTTTGGCTAGTTCCATTAGGCTTCACCTCCTGTAATTGCTCTTTTAGCTCTTTCATACTGTTCAACTGTGCTAAATCCAACTACCTTCTTGTCATTCTTTTCTTCTTTAATGTTTAAAAGCTTAGGAAGAATGAAATTAGGCTTGTTGTCTTTTTTTGCACCTGTTTTTATCCAGTTTGAAATAGATAATTCATCTGTGATTTTCGCTAAAAGAGTTGTTTCAAATGATTGACCTAAGCCCATCATCTTTGTTTTTATTCGACTGTTATTCCTCAAGCCAACAGAAAAAAGAGCCACCTTTTGTAAAGGCAACTCTCTCATTTCATATATGTGATATGTTTCGGCAAGGTCGCATTCCAGCGCTTCCTTGTCAAAGTTCATCATGTTGGCGAGGATAATTAGTTTTTTACTTGATTAGATGTGAAGATTTCTCCAATTTCTCTTACCATTGAAGTAACTCTAACTTTTCCTTCTTTTTTCTTTAAGAATTTCTTTAAATTTTCATATTGCTTTATACCTAGTAATTTAGGTGCAACTTTGATGATAGTAGAAATATCCCCTTCATCAATTTTGTTTAACATTTCAAAAGTTTCCCAATCATCCAAAACTTCATCATCTA